AGATTGCTGCCCTCAACAATCTGAGTGCCGCTCAGGTGAATGCCGAAGTCGTGGACGCCCTGAACGTCGACACCTATGCCCAGCCTGGCCAAGGTGCGCCGGCTGCGACCACGACCATGCGCCTCATGCTGGCCTACCTCTACAAGTGGGCTAGAAATAAACGGGACAACGACGGCACGACCAGCAAGTTCTACAACGACGACGCGACCACGGTCGATCACAAGCAGTCGACGGGCGAGTCCGGTGGCACTGTGACCGTGGGCGAGATGGCGACCGGCCCGTAATGGCGATCACGACCACCAATTCGAAGTTGGCGGTCATGTCGTTCGGGAACACCCTGATATCGAATCTGCCCATGTCCCCTGGGACGCTGGGTCAGGACGACCAGCAGCAATTGCTGTGGGGTTATCCGGGGGTATTGTGGGGTGCGTCCGTGATCTCTGACTTCATCCAGTACATCGGCATCCACATCGGCATGAGGATCGGCATTTGAGCGACAATCCGAATCGGCGCGAGACCTTCACGGCGCCGCACTTCTACAGCCTGACCAGTTTCCTGAGTGACACCGCCGAACTGCCGCATCCTGTCCGCGCGATTGCGGTGGGTGGGGCGGGCAACGTCGTTTGCGTGAATGCTCGAGGCGACTCTGTGACATTCACTGTGGTCGCTGGCCAGATCTTGCCGGTCCAGACCAAGCAAGTCCTTTCCACCGGCACCACTGCCACGGCCCTCGTCGGCCTCGTCTGAGGAATCCCCCATGAACTATCTGACCGGCCTTGAATGGTCGACGGGCATCTTTGGCCTGTCGATTGGCCTGCTCATCGGCTGTGTGGCCACCTGGTTCTCGCTGCGCCCGCAATGCAGCGAACCGGGTGAAACCGCAATCCCCGAACTGCATGAACCTGACCTCGCTATCTACGGCGATGTCCCTGTCGTGCCGCCCTGCAATCCGCTCCACGTCCGCATGTTCGAGCGCTGGATCGAGGCGGATGCCATGGGCGACCGCCAGAACCGCCTTCGCCAGGAGGTTCGCATGCTGCGCGCCTCCGTCGAGCCGCCCATCAACCGCGAGGAAGCGGAAGCCCGCCTTGCCGAACTGAAAGGAGAAACCCTGTGAAGCACATTCTGTTCGCGCTGCTCGCGCTGGTTGCGTCGTGCGACCCCGCATACGCTGCGGTGTTCCTGGTCCATGGGACCACGACCCCGACCTACATGGGCTCGAGTTCAGACACCAAGCCCATCACGGAAGTGAAGCGTGGGTCTATCTTCATCGAGACCGACACCAACCACGTCTATCGCTGGACCGGCATTGAATCGCTGGGCGCCTCGACCGACTGGGTGCAGAACATGCAGTCGGTAACCATTGACTCGCTGTTCCCGGGTGAGGACACCAACCTCAACCGCATCGCGGTCTCGATGAAGTCGACGTGCGCCCACTACACGGCGGACGGCGTGATCAAGGCGAGCGCCGGCCAACTTGTGTCGATTTACGTTTTCAACGCGAGCGCGAACGACGACTTCATCATCTACGACAACGCGAGCGCTGCGTCGGGTACCAAGCTCGTTGACGCACTGAATGTGGCTGCAGGTTACACACCGATGCCCAATTACCCGGCAGCCGCGGCCAATGGCATGTATCTCGACCTGACCACGGCGGGGTCGATGCAGTTGGAGATCTGCTGGCTATGATGCGCCTTCTCGCGCTGCTGCTGTGCCTGGCGTCGGGTCAGGCGTGGGCGGCCACAGGATCGGCAGCGGCTGATACGTTCTACGTGCGGCCCGTCGAGGATTGCACGTTCAACGGTGACGGGCTGTCGTTCGCGTGCGCGGCCAGCAATGGCGCGGCCGGTGCCTTCAAGGGGTTCTCAAACCTCAGCTGGACGAACACCACTGGCATAGACGACGGCGACACGCTGAAGCTCTGCGGCACGTTCTATGACACGTCCAGCAAGACGGCCGGCTCGCGCATGCTGTCGATTGAGGGATCTGGCAGTGCGGGCTCGCTGATCACCATCGACGGTGACTGCTCGGCCTACATGGTCAACCCTGGCTCGTTCACCAGCCGCCAGAACGTCCGCTACACGGGCGCGATTCTCGACGGCCAGAACACGGTGGACCATGGCCTGCGTACGCTCGCCAACACCTACATTCGGTTCCGCAATCTAGTCATCCAGAACTTCGATCAGCGCGGCATGGTGCTGTACAACAGCGCGTCGGCCGACATCACCATTGCCAAGTTCATCACGGTCGAGGCTTCGGTGCTGGTGACCGGCATCCGCAACGCATCGCTGACCGCCGACGGCATCGACGCGCGCGGCTCGGACATCACGATAGACGGCCCCACGGTCACGAACATCGGAGAGGATGCGGTGTACCTGAAGGGCGCCCGAAACATCGTGCGCAACTTGAATATCTTCAATCCGTCGCAGGACGGCGTGCTGGGCGACTGCCTGCAGTTCGACACCGAAGTGACTGGCTCCGTTGTCACCAACCTCTACTGCGATCACCGCATGAAGGATTCGAAGCAGTGCCTGGTGGCGAACGGCTTCACAGATTCCCCGGTCTGGTCAATCAATGGCGTGACATGCCTCATGCCGATTGGCGCAACGTCGGCCATTGGACTGCTGCTGGAGGGGACGCAGGTCAACGCCAGCGGCATATATGTGTCTGGCGGCAATTACGGAATTGTCGCGCAGGACATTGCGGGCAATTCGGTGACCGTCACTGGCTCAGTGGTGTCCGATGTGACCACTGCCTGCACGTCTACCGGCAACAATCCAACGCTCTATGCGCTGTTCAACAACAGCCTTAATAACTGTGGCGTGACCGGTATCGAGTTCGGGTCAGCCACGAACACGCGCAAGGCCCAGAACAACGTGGTGCGCGGCTCGTTTGCGCGCGGCATCAACAAGGGAACGTCGGGCACGACCGAGTCCTACAACGACATATACGGGCCGACGACCCCGGTGCTGTCGAATGGCACGGCCACCACGCTCGGCACGGGCGACATTCAGGTCGATCCCCAATGGCTCGGCGGCTCATCCCCATCCGGCCCCTACGGCTTCAAGCCCAAGCCCACCAGCCCCTTGGTGCGCGCTGGCACGCCCGTCGGCGCTTACCGCGCGTTCAATTGCGGCATAGAGCCCGGTAACCCCTCCATCGGCGCCTTCGAGCGCTGCGCAGGTGACGCACGATGAGACTTCTGCTGGCCCTGCTGCTCGTATGCGGGCAGGCGTGGGCGACCACCTACTACGCGGACTTCGTCTCTGGCAGCGACAGCAACGCTGGCACGTCCACCAGCGCGCCATGGAAGCGATTTCCTGGCATGCAGTCTGAGGCGGTCTCCCCGTCTCTTTCGTCCGGCGACACGGTGTGCATGAAGGGCGGTGTCACCTGGACCAATATGTTCCAGCCCGTCAGCGGAGTCGCGTACAAGGGCAACTGTCCTGGATGGGGGAGTGGGTACGCCAAAGTCTCCGAAACCTCTCAGATAGGCGCGCTCCTGGCAATCAGTACCGACAACTGGTCTGTGGAGCATATCCACTTCACCAACTCTCTCATGACGCAGAACTACCACGGTGCTGCGTACATCGAGGGCACGAATGTCGACAGTGTCACGGGCATCACGATCACGGACTGCAGGTTCTCAGACAGCGGACAGGGCCTGATGCTGCGCAAGTACACCGACGGCGCAACCGTCACGGGTGTCGAGAGTTTCAACAACACCTACCCGGCATCATTGTCCAGCGCCAGCAGCGGCATCCTGATATCAGGGCCCGGCACGCAGAACATCACCATCCGTGGTACGGACGCACTGCCGACCAAGGTCTACGGCAATGGCCTTACCGCGGTCGTCGCAGGTCTCAGCGAAGGCCGCGGCATCACGGTCGGCGACAACGTCACGCTCATCACCCTGGATGGCGTGAAGGTCTGGGGCAACGGTGAGGCGGCTGGCCTCGAAGGCTCTCAGCTCGAGGGCGGTATCTCGACCTATGTCAACGTCAAGAACTCGAGCTTCGACGGCAACACGGCGGCGGAAATCAAGAAAGGCGCGGACAACTGGACCATCGTCGGCAACCTGTTCCGCGGCACCTCGGCTGGCGTGTTCCAGTACGGCTACGAGTCGCCGTCCAACTCGATCAACTCGACCATCGCGCACAACGTGATTGTGTCGACGCGGAACACTTCGAACGCCGCGATGAAACTGTCCTCGCCGGGTACCGGCATGTCGGTGCGCAACAACATCGTCATTCTGCCGTCGGGGCACACCGCGTCTGGCATCGAATTCAATCGCACCGGCACGTCGTGGGCGATGTCGACCTGGGACGGGAATTTCGACCACAACTCCGTCTATGGCGGCACAGGAGCAACCATCGAAGTGGCGCCGGGCCCGTCGTACACCAACCGCACCCTGGCTCAGCACCGCTCTGCGTACCCGAACCAGGCGGCGGGTGGCACGGAATCTGATCCTCAGTTCCTGGGTGTGCCGGCCACGGCCGACATCACCGGCTTCCGTCTGCGAAGCGGGTCACCGCTGGTGGCCGCTGGCGTGGGCGTCGGGAACTACAAGGACCGCCGCGGCTGCCCGTACGCGCTCGGCACCCCCAATATCGGTCTCTACGCGGCATGCGCTGGTGACCCTGCCCCCACCCGTACCCCCCGATAACCAACCCGCGCCATTGGCGCATTCAATGGAGCACTGAGAAATGATGAACGAACGCTTTCCCCGAGTACGCCGCCGCCTGTATCAGTCGGCCAAGGTAGGCGCGACCGCCGGCTGGACTGTCAATGCAGGCGCCGACACCTTCATGTCGACATGCGCGCAGAACGCCACCAACGGTACCCTGATCGTGCCGCTGCCCTTTCTCGAGATTGGCGACCGCATCGTCGGCCATCACATGATTGGTCAGATTGACTCGGCCGGTAACGCGGCGAGCATTTCGGCCAAGATTGTCGAGTTCGCGGCTGTTGCTGCCGCCTCTGTCGCGACTGACAAGACTGGCACCACCGGTACCACGTTGAGCGTGACTGCCGACACCGCGATGACCGAGAACAACACCAAGAAGATCTTCGACGACGCCAACCAGGTTGTAGTTGAAGACGGCAAGACCTACTTCGCGATCATCACGGCCACCACGGCGGGCACCACCGACATCGAACTGTTGGGTCTGGTGCTGCACATCAAGCCGAGCACCAAGTAAGACAACCACGCCGCAAGGCACAACGGAGACTCCCCATGGGCGAACCTTGCTACCGATACCACAAAGACCATCTGAAAGGCCTCATCTATGACTCGGAAGACTTGCCGAGTGAGGCCGACGGCTGGTTCGACTCCCCGAAGAAGTGCGTCCAGTGGGAGGTACCCCTGCCGACCATTGACCAGGCGCCCCTCTCCGGGGAGTTCGCAGATCCGAAGGCATTCGCCCACGTCCGGGCCTATGTCGCTGCCTGTGACATGCACGTCCCTCCGACCCTGGAAGGCGAGGCGCGCGCAGCCAGCGGCAAGACCGAGGAAGAACTGGCCGAAATGGACAAGGCCGCCGAGTCGTACAAGCGCCGGGCGCTCCTGTACTACGCCCGCCGCAAGTTCAACAAGGAACTGGCGAAGAACGGCAGTCCCAACGGCCTGTTCGCGGCATGCCAGACGCTCGATGAGGGAGGTGATCTGCCGTGATGGCATCCGAATTCTGCGAGCGGGCGCTGAAGAAGCTCCGCGTGGTCGGCACGGGTCGGTCGATGACGGCCGAGCAAAGCACGGACATGCTCGCGATGCTGAATTCGATGCTGGCACTGTGGAGCGCGGACGATCTCCTGATCCCCTATCGGACGCGGGAAACCCTGTCACTGACGGCCGGGACCAACCCGCACACGATAGGGTCGGGTGGCACCCTCAACACCACCCAGCCGATGGATATCCACGAGATCACCCTGACGTCAGGTGGCACGCGCTACCCATTGACGTCGATGTCGATGGACGAATACCACCGTGTGCCTGACCCGACCATTTCCACCCTCCCTGAGCGGTACTGCTTCGAGCGGGGCCTGACGACCGGCAGCATCTATTTCGACTACACCCCGGACTCTGCCTATTCGGCTGAACTGGTGATCCTGAAACCCTTCACCGGGTTTGCGGCACTGACGACTGACGACGATCTGCCGAACGAGTACGAAGTCCCGATCGTGTTCAACCTCGCTGTCTACGGGGCAGCGGACTGGGGCAAGGAAGTCTCGCAGTCCACGATGGCCATTGCCGAGCAGTCGCTGGCCACCATCAGGCGCAACGTCTCGGCGAGCCGAGTCCCCAAGCTGCAATTCCCGGCCGAGCTTCGCCCCCATCGCGGGTTTTTCAACATCGACTCCTACGAGTAAACCATGGCGACATCACTCATCACCGTGGGCGGCCCGCCCTTCCTGGTCAATGCCGGGACGCCGAACGCGGGCGGCTTCATCTACTTCTACGAGCCCGGCACGTCCACCCCTAAAACGGTGTACAAGGACAGCGGGTTGTCGCAGGCCCACGAGATCCCGATAGAGCTCGATGCCTATGGCTGGCCGCCTGGCAACGCCATCTGGTGCTCGGGCGATGCGGACATGGAGATCCAGAATTCTTCTGCTGTCTCGCTTCGCACCATCTCCAACATCAACCAGACCTCGACCACCGCGTCCATCAACACGGTGGCGGTGAAGTCCGACGATTACACGATAGTCGCGGCCGACGACAGCAAGACCCTCGCACAGACGGCAGCCGAGAAAACTTTCAGCACGTCGGACAACGCCGCCACTCTGGGCGACGGCTTCACGGTATTCCTGCAGAACCGCTCGACCGGGACACTCACGTTCAACCCGAACGGGGCAGAGACGGTCACCGATGGGGAGACCGCTGCTACCACTCTGGTTCTGCCCCCGTACTACAGCGCACGCGTGGTGTGTGACGGGACGAACTGGGTAGCGCAGGTGACGCCCATCTGGACGGACATCGTCAACGACAACTGGCTCATCAACGGCGGCTTCCAGGTCGGCCAGCGCGGCGCGGGCCCGTTCACCAGTGTGTCGACCATCGTCAACAGCGACGACACGTACCTGTTCGACCAGTGGATCTTTTTGGCAGAGGCGAACGACGCGGCCGACGTCAGCCGCATATCCACGGCCGCTATCAAGAGCGATGCTGCCACAGTAGCGATCGACTTCGACGTCGAGACATCGAACAAGAAGTTCGGCTTCCTTCAGATCTTGGATTCCCAGCGGACCAAGTCTCTGTACAAGAACGCGACGGGCCAAGTATCCCTGTCCTTCACCGCCTGCCAGGCCGGTGGTGGTGCGACGAAGTGGAAGGCTGCTGTCCTCGCATGGAGCGGCACGGTCGATACGGTCACGTCGGACATCGTCTCGGCATGGGGCGCAGAGGGGACCACTCCGACGTGGATTGCCAACGTCACGGCCGAGAACACCCCAGCCACCCTGACCCTGACCACGTCCCCCCAGCGTTTCGAGATTGAGAATATCGCGCTCGACACTGCGAGCACGACTAACTTGCTGGTGTTCTTGTGGACTGACGATCAGACAATGACTGCGGGGACAGATCACGTCTACCTGTCGGCAGTCAAACTCGAAATGGGTCCGTATGCGACGGAGTTCCAGGAGAAGACCTTCACAGAGGACTATTGGGACTGCCTGTACTTCTATCGCCGTTGGATCAGGAACAACTCCAACGAAGCCATCGGGGTAGGGGTTGCGGTGGGGACTACGACAGTCTACGTGCCGCTGGTCTTCCCTCGAACCATGCGGACCACCCCGACCATCACGGTCAGTGCGGCGGGTGATTTCATTCTGGTTTCAGGCAATGACGAAATAGCGACCGACTCGAACGGCGTGTCTCCCACTCAGGTCAGCCCGTACTCGGTCCTGCTGCTGTTCACGGCGGCGACGTCCATCACCAATGGTCGTGGTTGCGTGGTGGAATTCGATGCCACGTCTGGGGCTTCCATCAACTTCAGTGCAGAACTATGAGAATTCAATCCGCCGTCTACACAAACCAAGATCACACGCTGATATTGGTCAATGGGAACATGTGCGTTCCGGTCGATCCCAGTAACCGAGACTATCGGAAACTGATCGCCCCCTACCTCGAAGCCGGCGGCCTGGTGGAAGACTTCACCCCGCCTGTCATGACCGAATCCCTTCGAGAGACGGCCATCGATGCGTTGCTACAGCACACGGCCACGCTCGTTGACTGCCCACCCGAAGTGAAGGAATACATGGACGCCAAGGTTGAAGTCGCTATCCCTGCGCGCCTGAAATGAGAGTCACCTTGCCGCTATTGGGCGGTCATCACAAGGACGAAGCGTCCGAGATCAACAACCAGCAGTTGATCAACTGGGAAGTCCACGCAGAACGGCCTGGGGGTGTGGGGCGCATTTCCCTGAAGCCTACCCCTGGCCTGACCTTGGAAACGACTCAGGGCAACGGTCCGTGCCGGTCTCACCTCGTCGAATTCCAGGACAAGGGGTACTGGGTCAGCGGCTCGCAACTGTTCTCCATCGACTCGACATGGGCGGTCACGCTGATAGGTTCACTCAATACGGCATCCTCGTGGTGCGTCCTGGCCGCCGGTCGTGACTACCTGATGGTGGTGGACGGGACGGACGGGTATACGTGGGATGGGACTGATTTTCTGGTCATTGGCGATACCGATGCGGATTTCCCCGCGGGGCCGACATGGGTCATCCAGACCGGCGGTGTGTTCTACGCCAATGACGCCACGACCGACCGAGTTTTCGCCTCCGACTTCTCGACCGGCTCCGAAAATCCCGCTGCATGGGGGGCACTCGACTTCATCACGGCGGAAGAAGACCCGGACGACGTGGTTGCGATTGTCAGAACCTTCGACAACGTCTACCTCGGCGGCTCCCGCACGACTCAGATCTACTACAAGTCCGGCAATTCCGACTTCCCCCTTTCCTTAAGCAGCAATGGCGTCCTTGAGTTCGGCACCGACGCCCCGGCATCAGTCGATACCGCCAATGGAGAGATCTTCCTGCTTGGTCGGACGACCGCAGGAGGTATCGACGTTATCCGGGTATCCGGCTTTCAGGCGCAGTCCATCGCCGAGCCGGACATGCTGGACGAGTTCGAAGGGTATGAAACCATCGCCGATGCCGAAGGCTTTGCGTACAGCCAAGGTCAACATACCTACTACGAACTGACCTTTCCGACAGAGTCGATGACGTGGGTCTACACCACCAAGACCGGAGAATGGCACAAGCGCGAGTCCTACGGGCTCACTCGACATCGTGTTCGGGGCCATGGGTTCTTCAATGGCCGCCATCTGGTCGGCGATTACGAGAACGGCAACCTCTACTACCTCGATCCCACCAACTACACCGAGAACGGCAGCACCATCGTCCGCACGCGCGTGACGGCCCTCGTCAACAGGGATGGCAAGCAACTGGAGTGCAACGAGCTTGAGGTGCATTTCAAGCGTGGAGTGGGCCTCGTCTCCGGGCAAGGAAGCGACCCGGAAGCGATGCTCCGCTATTCAATCGATGGCGGTGAGACGTGGAGTAACACCATCCGCCGATCTATCGGTCAGATCGGGGATACCACCCGCCGGGCGGTGTGGGACCGGCTGGGACAGGGGGCGAGCTTCATATTCGAGATCAGCGTCTCTGATCCAGTCGAAGCCGTGATCATCGCCATCTACGCCGACATCGTTGAATTGCAGTCGTGATAGAGAAGGGGATCTCGGCGCCCCCGAAATTCAAAGAGCAATCGGTGAAGCCCGGCCCTCTCGCCCGCTACCTGGTTGAGATTGACACGTGGCTGAATGCGTTGCGTGACGTGTTCGCGAGCATCCGTACCTACTCCGCCGCCATCGACCCGACGTCGGTCAGCGCCAACACCACCAGCGAGCAGACCTTCACGGTGAACGGATTGAGCACGACCGACATCGTGTTCGCCAACAAACCGACTCATCAGACAGGCTTGGCACTGGTTGGTTGCAGGGTCTCTGCCAAGAACACCCTGGCCCTGACCTTCATGAACACCACAGCGGTCGGTATCGACCCGACGTCCGAAACCTACACCATCGTCGCGATCAGGAAGTAATCATGTCGAAATTCGTCAGCATGTCGGACAAGCCAGGCATGAACGCGCTGAACACGGATTTCACGCAGCCCGGCGCGGGCCTTCAGCAGGCGGGCGTCACGCTTCAGAACCTGACCACCAAGTGGAACGCGCTGTACAAGGACCGTGCGAACAAGAAGGGTGGCTCGAAGCAGCTCTACGAGAACCTCCTGCGCTGGACCGAGACGCCCAACGCGCAGCACTTCGTCAAGACCCAGCCCCAGCAGGCTGCCTTGTTCAAGAAGTCAGTCGAGACTGGCGTTCTTCAGCATGGCTTGAAGCCTGAAACACTCATGGCCGCCCTTGACTGGGGCGTCCGAGAAAATGACCGCAGTCAACAGCACAAGTCGAATTTCCTAGACTCGGTGTGGGGCAAGCTCCTAAGCAAGCTCGTCCAGGTCGGTGTGGGTTTCATCCCTGGGGTGGGTGTGCCGCTCGCGACCGTCATGGGCGGGGCGATTGGTGCCGCAACGGCCGCCGCTCAGACTCGCCCGAGCGGGATGGGGATCGCTCTCGGTGGCGCTTCCGGCGCGCTGGCTGGCTACGGCGGCGCGAAGCTGAATGAAGGCATCGATGCAGCCGGTGGCTTCGGCAACTACACGAAGGGCCTGGTCGACAAGGCCGGCAACTTCATCCAGCACCCCATCAATTCCCTCAACGGATCGATGTCTGACATCGGTGCCCCGGCTCTCAACAACGTCAACCAGTTCATGGGCCCGACGGTCGGTGCGCGGGCCATCACCGGCACGGCGGCAATGTCAGGCAATGCCATGGCCGGTCCGGTCTTGGACGCCACCGGCAAAGTCATCGACGCAGGTGCCCCGACGCTACTCGATCGCGCGGGCAACGTAGTAAGCAATGCAGGAGGTCCAGTGGACTGGCTCGACATCATCAAGGGTGGTACTGACATCCTGGGAACGCTGCTCGACAACAAGAGCAACGACAACTCGGCAAGCGCTATCAAGCTGGCCGTGGCAGCCGACGCACAAGCCCGAAAGGAAGCGCGGGCAGATCTTGAGAAAGGCTACGGGCGCGTGGACAAGATCAACGCGCCGGGCGTCAAGGCTTACGGGGATGCTCTCGGCACGCTCGACCCGCTGCTGACGACCGGCCGGGCCAAGATTGGTGGCAAGACTGTCGGCGCCGAAGAGTGGATGAAGGCGGTCGATCCGGGCTATCAGTTCCGGTTCAACGAAGGACAACGTGCAGTATCAAGTCGACAGTCTGCTGGTGGTGACAGGCTTTCCGGCCGGGCCCGCAAGGAGCTCATGAGGTACGGGCAGGGCTACGCCTCGAGCGAATTCGGCAACAGCGTCCAGCGCCTCCACAACCTTGCGTCCCTGGGCGACCAGGCGGTCGGTCGCGTCTCCAATGCCGCCATGGGGCAGGGCTCGGCCAACGCCAACCTGACCCTGCAGGGTGGACAGGTGAATGCCGACGCCATCATGGCGAACGCCGGTCTCGACAACCAGAACCGCACCAACTGGGGCAACACTGGCACGCGCATCGGGGCGTCCATCTATGACCGCTACCGCAACGGCACGTCCGGCGCGCGCTACGTGGGGGCTTGATCCATGCCTAACTTCGCTCTCATCAGGCCGGTCGGCGGTCCCCGTCGCACCATGGACGACTACCTGCAGGAAGCAGATCAGCGTCGCAGCGCCGACATGCAGCGCCAGGGACAGGAAATGCAATTGCAGGAAGGCGTCCAGCGGCAGACCGACCGTCGGGCCCTGCGCGACATCGTCCAGCGCTCTGGTGGCGACTGGGAAAAGGCTTCGCAGGAAGCCGCGGCCGCAGGCGTCAGCCCCGATGCCGTCATGGCCCTGCAGGACCGCGCGCGCGGTGATAAGAAGGACAAGCGGGACGAGGTCGACTACCACCGCAAGGAGGCCTCTGACCGCTTCGCTGTGGCTGGCAAACTCGACGAAATGCTGGGTCAGGTCACCGACCAGCCGTCCTATGACCGCTATCGGGCGGGCGCGGTAGAGATAGCCAAGGAATACAACCTGCCGTTCGACGTGCCCGAAGCCTATGACCCGAAATATGTGGAGTCGAAGCGCGCGTCCGCTCAGGCGCTCCATCGCGTGTGGAAGACCCTGACCCCGGCCGAAGAGAAGGCGCAGGGCCTGGACGAGAGCGGCACCTATCAGGTCAACCAGTCCGGCGAAATGAAGACCATCGTTAAGCCGCGATCAGAACAAAAGACCCTGGAACAGTGGGGCGCCATGTCGCCGCAGGAAGTCGAAGCCGCAGGGTTTCCCCCTGGGTCGGTCGTTGATCGCTCAACGCGCGGTCGTCGTCATGCCGCCTACACCCCGCCGAAGGGTGGTGCCGCAGGCCACGACCCGGCGAAGGTGGCCACGGCCAAGTGGCTCATGGGCGCCGTGCCTGGCATGACCGAAGAGGAAGCTTACGACCGCGCCAACATGGCGGGCAAGAATCCCCTGGCCTTCGCGACCGACATGGTCAAGCTCGAAGTGGGCAGCATGAATACCGGGATGGAGCCCGAACAGCTGCAGTCGCGCATCCAGTATTGGATGGACAACATCCCCGGCAAGGCGCCCGCCCCCAAGCCGGATGCTCCAAGCGGCCTCCCGCCGGCAGCGGCCTCGCAACTCAAAGAAGGCCATGTCACCACATTCGGCAACGGTCAGCAGTGGACCCTTCAGGGCGGTAAGCAAATGAGGGTCAAGTAATGGCTGGCGAATGGGATGTCGTATCTGTCACGCCGGCAGCGCAGCCTGCCATGGAGTCCACCAGCGAGTGGGACGTGGTCGACACCACGCCGCTCGATCCGGGCGACCGCGTGAACATGCGGATGGACAACCTCGACCGCAGCATCGGGACCATTGCCGATAGCATCAAGGGCCCGACCACGGAGCCCGGCATGGGCAACCAGTTCGTGGCAGGCATTAAGGCCGGTGCCGTCGGGCAGAACGCGTCGATGACTGGTGGCGCGCTGGAAGCGGGTAGCGTGTTGGCCACTGGTCATTTGCCCACGCCTGACGATTTCTTCGGGTCTATCGGGAACGATCTTCAGGAGTGGGGCGAAAAGAAAACACCCCAGCCGCGCGTGGCCAGCATTGCTGATGTGCCAGATTTTTCCGCGAACTGGAAGAGGCCGCAGACCGTCGAAGAATCCGACTTTGACGTCAACAATATGGATGGCGGCCGCACGTTCGAGAATTTCAGCCTGGGCAAGACCCTGTCCAATTTCGGCGACTATGCGGCGTATCAGGCCGGCGCCGGTATCGGCACGAGTCTCCCGTCCTTGGCTGTTGGCGGCGCCGCCGCTCTGGCAACTTCCAACCCTGCCGTGGGGTTCATCGTGGGCGCCATAGGCCCAAGCTACGTGCAGAACCTGGGCGACGTCTACACGTCAGCCAAGGGCGACCGCGATATACAGGCCGCCATGAAGGAAGGCAAGGTCACCCCTGCGCAGATAGCCAAGACCTCAGCGCTTGCGGCCATCCCGATCGCGGCGCTCGATTCTCTGGGCCTTGAGAAGGTCATGGGCGCTACGTTCAAGCCGGCGCGCGACGCGCTGGTGACGCGCATCCTGAAAGGCATGGCCACGGGCGCCATTGTCGAAGGGTCGACCGAAGGCCTGCAGGACATCGTCTCCCAGTGGGCGCAGACCACCCTTGGCCAGAACAAGGACTGGGGCTCGCGCGTGATAGAAGTCGTCGACAACGTCCTGGGCGGCGTGTTCGGCGGCGCGACTATGGGTGGCGCTGGTGGCGCACTCCCCGGCGGCCGTCCTTCGGCACAGCCCGACGCGGCTCCCCCATCCGAGCCGACCATGGAAGACCTGACCGGCGAACCGCTCAGCACTCCAACCCCCGACGGCGGCACCGTCACCGACGTGGCACCCCCGGTCCTGCGCTCCAACCTGTCTCCCGCCGACCAGCGCATTCGTGAGATCCGGGATGCGGTCAATGCCGGCCGTCCCGTCCCCCCTGGCCCCCGCGGTCAGTTGCAGGAAGTCCCGGTCGAGGACGTGGAACTCGCGCCCCCGCCGGCCGAGACCGACATTGCGGCCGCCGCCCAAGATCTCTATGACCAGATGCGCGAGCCGGCGCCGGCCGCCAACATCGACGTACAGCCGGGTGGCGACGTCACTCAGGTTGAACTGGCCCCGCCGCCGGTCGAGCAGCCCACCCCCATCGAGCCGCCGGCCAGCAACATCGACGTCAGCCAGCCGTTCGATGACATCGAGAACATCGACGCCGCTCCTGCACCGCAGCCGCAGCGCGCCCTGCCGCCCCCTGCCATGGCAGTCGACAGCCAAG